GTCAAACCAGCCTCCACGGATTCAAACCCGTCCAATAAGCCCTCTCTGTATAGGAAAGACGCATGCCACGCACTCGCACTCAGACAGGCCCTCCTCTAACTGGAAGGTATTGGTATTCGCTAGCCAATGCGTATGTAAATACGACAGCTAGCACGTACCGTTACTCTTGCAATGATGAGGTTGGCTACCCGACCCCGCATGATCTAGGAATAGACAAGCGGTGGAACGAGCCTGAGCGCATGATGGGGTCCAGTCCTGGAATCCCAAACGGCTTTGAGGGAACTGTTGTTCCTTCAGCAGTCGCTGGCTTCAAGACTGTTAACCATCTTGTGGGTGGTATTGGGAGTGCTGCACGAGTTAGGGCTCTTACGAACCCTAGCAGACCGGTCGTAGATCTTCCGGTCTTCGTGAAAGAACTCAAAGACCTTCCGAAGCTTATCCAACTAGCAGGCCGTAACATACTGTCTAAGCCACCTGGCGGCACACTTGGGTTTAATCCGAATCTCTTCAAGAATCGGAGTCCACTCGAGTTAGTCGGTTCAGGGAACTTAAATTGGCAGTTTGGATGGGCACCGCTACTTGGTGATCTGCTTAAACTGACAGGGTTCATGGATCATGTTGCCAAGAGGCAACTTGAACTCCAGAAACTCTACTCAGGGAAGGGCTTGCGTCGTCGAGTTAATATGGGTTCTTTGGAGCAGAATGGTACCATTGGTAACACAACGCTCAACTCCGTTGGCTTTGCCTTGAATGGCGCAGCTAACGTAGTGTCAAAGTCGAGAAGTTGGGGCACTGTGAAGTGGTTCCCAACAACTCTGCCCGATATTAACGATCCAACTCACGTCTCCGCTGCGATCAAGGCAACCCTAGGGTTGGACTTGACTATGTCCACAGTCTGGGAAGCTCTACCCTGGACTTGGCTCATAGACTGGTTTACTAATGTCGGCGACATCCTTATGGGAAGTCGTAACACAGTACCAGCGCATCACGGTCCGATATGTTTTATGACATATCAGAAAACAGTCGAGAGTTGGTACACCACTGGGATAACCTCAGGGTTATCTTGGGGTGGGACGAAACTTCATCGCGAGACGAAGCAACGTACCGTGGTGAATACTATACAGGTGACAGGCGACATCCCATTTCTGGGGTGGCGTCGACTGTCGATACTAGGCTCTCTCGCTGTTCTGCGTGCTGCAGGATGGCGGCAGAGAGCATAGCAATAGAGGACACCATGATCGGTGACACGCTTACGGTTACGTACAATGCAGTTGCATATGTGCTGAACCGCATCAACCAGGACAACTACTCTTCTGAGTACATGAAGAAGGATGCCACGATGGAACATCGTGTGCTCTTTCAACATGCTAGAGAGAACGGGCGAGGAGGCGTCCAAATGGAACGCCACCGAGTTCAGTACACTCGTACTGAGCTAGATACCGTAAACGGTAATCGCGAGTTCTCTTCAGTCCTGATTATCCGAGCTCCTGTAGCTACGGACCCAGTACTGCTCGAGAAGACGGCAAAGGCGCAGATTGCGCTAATGACGGATGCCCTGGTGACGAAGGTGGTGGCCTGGGAGTCTTAGACTCCCTAACACCTCCTACGAGCGTCGAACTGACATAGCGTAGACTCATGGTAACTCTTAAGGAGCCAACATGACGAAAAGCTACGTCGCGTTCCTCAGAGACCTCTATGACGCAATCATTGATGATTGCGTAGTTGAGTTTCCCTGGCTTACCAATCAATTGGAACGGGATCGAACCCGCCTCCATGAGATTGTTGAAGAGATGGGTCAAAGGTTCTTCACCATTGACCTGCCCGCTTTCGGCAAACACCTTGATCGGTGCTTGTCGGATCAGCGCCTCTCGCGGTCTGGCATCGCCTATATGGGCGGTCGCACAAACCGGTCACCGATCCCCAGACTATTCGGGGGACTGGTGCTCAGGATCTTCAACAAACAAGGTGAGCTTAGGCCGCGTGTCGATGTGCACTCGGTCCGACGCCTCCGTCAACTGCTTTTGGCAGCTAAGAAGGTTAGGATGGAGTGCAGTGATGAAGCAACCTATACGGTTACTTCTGAATACTTCGACATTGAAGCGGAGTGTCGCAACCCTAGTCTTGACTGGGATTGCGATGGCCCTGAGCCTACACGAGTTCGACCCATCAGCTTCGCTGATGGACTCTTGCCCGCTGTTAGCAAAGGGGCTCCTGACCTTTTCTGGGATTCACGTCCCGGAAACGATCTTGAACAACTCCGCCCTGCTCTCGAATGCGTGCAGCACGTTGCTGACACTGTGTTCGGAAGCATGGGGTTGGTTAATTACCAAACCCTACGGCCTAAACATGGACCAGGAGCTGTCGCCGACTTGAAGGCTGGTGTATCGAAATACACCTTTCCTCATTGGCCGGCGAACCTTGAGAAGTTCTTTCCCTATGCTGAGTTTGCAACCGCAAACCTTAACACGGGGTTCGAACACTTCCAAGATATCTCTGACTACATGGACTTACTGGGGAGAACAACCTATCGGCAGGGTCCTGAAGGGACCCAACCAGAGGGAGTTTCTACCCATGATGTTCCGTGTGGTCTACTCGCTGTACCAAAGACGCAAAAGGGACCTCGGCTTATCGCCAAAGAACCTACTGCTCATCAATGGATACAGCAAGCTATCAAGAGGGATCTTGAAGAGAAGATACGCAATTCTGCCTTACGTCATTGTATCAACTTTGTTGATCAAGGACGAAGTCAAGAAGCGGCTCTCAAGGCTTCTGAAACGGGGATGCAGGCGACGATAGACTTGTCATCTGCGTCAGACCGTTTGTCCTTATGGACGGTTGAACGCGCGTTTCGGGTCCACCAGGACCTGTTGCAAGCGTTCTTCGCCTGTAGGACCAGGTACTTATCCAACAAGTTGGATAAGAAGCTACCAAAGCTTGTAAAGCTTCGGAAGTTTGCACCTGCGGGTTCAGCTCTAACCTTTCCTGTCCAGACAATGGTTTACTCTGTCATCTGCATCGGCGTTCTCCTTTACAAGAGACGCTGGGCATGTGACAAGGTTGCCATTGAAACGGCAGCAAGGCTGATCCGTGTCTTCGGGGACGATTTGATCGTTCCCGTCGACATTTTCGGGGAGCTCATCCAAGTACTCACGTACTTGGGGCTCAAGGTCAACTCCACTAAGAGCTATGCGAAAGGAAACTTTCGTGAGTCCTGTGGAATGGACGCATACATGGGAGAGGAGGTAACTCCAGCCTATGTACTTGAGCCATACAGAGCGTCTCGCCCAGAGTCCGTAGCCTCCATTGTCGCATGCTCCAACAACTTCTTTAGGAAGGGGTTGTGGCGTACGGCAGCTTGGTTGCAATCGACAGTGCCACAAAAGATCGCCAAGGCGATCCCAGTGGTGTCTGCGGACTCCGGAGCCTTCGGTTGGGCCTCCACTTGTGGCTATCTTTTCAACCAACGTAATCGTTGGAATGAGAAGACGCATACTTGGGAGGTTAATACGATAGGTCTTCGTACGAAGACCAGGCGTACACCAATCGAGAGCTGGCAGAGTCTGCTTCAGTATTATACTGAAGCCCCGACCCCTGAATCAATGATTCAATGGTCATCGGGAGTCGACTCTCGCCCGTCGGTGAGCTTATGCCGAC